TGATGGGGGCTTGTCAGAAATCTCCTGCCATGATACCGCAAGCATACGGAATGCGTCACTAGGGTGGCTAGTCCAATCGTGACGCGGGGACTGCCGAAACGCTTTCTTGTCCTCGTCGTACTCGCGTTGGTACTGCCGTAACGCCTCTATGCCCTCGCGGCATTTCTCGGCGTCAAACCACACTCGCGGCAATGTCATGCGCACGGCTTGGATGCCGTTTTGCACGCCAATGTCGGGGACAACAGCAAGGTTAGCAGTGCCAAGGTATGCGGCCAGTTGCTCAATGATGCTGCGTCCTGTTTGTAGGCTCTTGGCCCGAGCGTCGTGCGGCAGGAAGTGTTTGACGTATTTGTAGGGCTTGCTTTCTACGTGTTCGGCAATGTCGTGGATGTCAGCGCCCGAGATGGCAAAGTAGTCAATGACGCGTATTTCCCCGCGTGACGGCTGGTAAAACCACACCGCCGTGTCGTCGCGGTAGCCTAAGTCAAACGCCGTGTACGTCGGCAAGTTCGGGTCGTATGGCACGCGTGTGATACGGCCCTGATCCTGCGCTTGACGCATCTCTGTGCCGTAAAAAGCGCCGAGGATGGCTGCTTCAAATGAGCATTCGTACTCCTGTAGGTACTGATCCTCGGCCAACTGCGCCTTGGCTGCCGCAAGTTCGCTTGGCGGCAATAGCCCACTGGTGGAGGCGGGGAGGCGCAACAGGAACCATTCGTCAGGCAATCGGCGTGCGGTGTCGTAGATTTCCCAAAACTGATTCTTGCCTTTGGGTGTGCCACCAAATACACACCATCCTTGTTTATCACTGAGAGACGCTCTCAATACGTTTCCGAATACGCTTGGCTTGAAGTCGCCGTATTCGTCCAAGTACAAGCCCGAAAAGCCCAATCCACGCATGGCGTCAGCGTTGTCAGCGCCAAATAGGCGTATCTGACTGCCGTTAATGAGCGTAATGGTCAATTCCTGCTCGTTAATAGATTCCACGATTGGGTGTGCGCCGTCCTTGAAGTATTGCCATGCCACGGCTTTGGCCTGCGATCTGTACGGAGCCACATAGCCAAACAAACCATACGGGCCTTGGTACATCGCAGCGGCACGGATCATGTCGTTGACGGCGGCGACCGTCTTGCCTGCGCGTCTATGTGCGACAAGGCACGCCCAGCGGTGCGTCCTGTTATGAAAGGGCAGGAACGCCTTGCGTGGCCGATAGGGCAGGATTATTCGGGAGCCATCCATCCGATCTGTACCTTGACCGGGCCGTTGTCTTGTCCTGTGATCTCTTGGCGGGCGAGTTTGGGAACGTGGTACTCCAACAGAGTGCTGAAAGCGTCAAAGGCAGCCTGTGGCCCTTTCTCTTTAGCGATCTCGTCTAGCCACCCTTGGAGACGGTCTGCGTTGCCGTCTACAAACGCTGCAATGGCCTCTCTAGCGGCTTGTGTGGCCTTATTAGGCGTACCTGCCTGCCTACCGCCTGTTTTTTTACCTTTTGCCATCGTTTTCGGTCTACTTTGGATCGCCTATAGGACAATCACTCACGCTTGAGAATCTTAACTTTCTTTTCTTCGCCGGGAAACACGACAAAGTTTCGGGTTCCTGTGCCGCCTTGACCTCGGCTGCCTGCGTCTAGATACTTGATGCCGGGGATGCCAAGTGAACGCAAGTATTCAGATGCTTTTGCTTGGCTTCCCATTTGTTCTGTCAAACGGGACAAAATTTGATTACCAGTAATTTCTGCGACATCTTTTGAGCCAAACATTCTGTCAACGTCTTTTTGAGTCAGCCCAAACCGCGACATACCATTTCCGCTGACTGTTTCTAACAACCACGGGCTTGACGATGTTTTATCAATTTGACCTTTTCTGTTGTCTCGCAGTTTTGCATTTCCGCCCATATCAAAACCGTCGGTTGGGCGAACATCTGTGATTCTGCGCTTCAGCGCATTTCGCACCGCTTCCGGCTGCTCACTTAACGGTTTATCCCAATCCAGCATCCGATCTACCATTTCGTCGGGTAAGTCGGCGGTGTACATCGTGCCGACTTGCGGCGTTTTTCCTTTTTTGACTTGTTGCAGATAATTTAATGCGCCTTGGTTTTGCTCAAGCGCAACAGGCGAAAAAAACCCTTTTACATTTCGGTTTTTTTCCAAATCTTCTACTTTCTTTCTAGCGTATCGCATTGCCCTATCAACATCGCCATCTGTTGACCGCAGCAATTCCTCTGCTTTTCTTGCGATTGGGTCGTTTGCAGCCTTATATGTTTTAGCCACATCAGGGCTTTCGGCAAGGTAAATGCCATGCCCATAGGCCTGCGCGCCCTCGCCCGTGCCGATCTTGCTAGCGTCAAACGCCTCAAAGCGGTGCGGGCTACCGTGGTAAACGTCAATTTCGGCCATAACCGGGGCTTTGCCGCGCATGGGGCTGACCATTTCGCCAATGACCTCGCCTGCGCCTAACGGGCCGCTACCGGCTTTTTGGGCGGTGTAGCGTAAGGCGTCTGCGAGTACCGACGGGTCGCGCACAATGCCCCTAATGGCTTCGTAGCCCGCTTTAGCCGATCCGATGGGGTCAGTAACGATGCCCTTTAGCCCTTCCAACTGGTTCGTGATGCCTTCACCAACGCCGATAGACAGATTTTCTAGGTCACGACGTAAGTTGCGTGACTGTGGCGCTGGCGCAACACGCTCGGTGGACGGCACCGATTCCATTAAACGTCGGCGTTGTTCTTCACGAGCAAGCGCCGCAGCGATTCTTGCGCGGTCAGCCGCCATTTACTTAAATCGCTCCAACTTGTAGAGCAGGGCGGCAATCTCGCCCACGATCTCGTCAATGATGTTCTGGAGGTCGGTGTCTTTAGGCAGGTCTTTGCGGGTGCCTTTTACAAAGGTCAGCAGGCTATCGGCGTACTTTGCCGCATCGGTCTGTACCTTAAAGCCTTCGGGGTAGTCGGCGAGGGGGATAATGCCGTAATGCCCTTGGTAGGCTTCCGCGTACTTGTCGGCCAAGTCCACGATGTTCTCGTAGTAATGGCCGAGTGCCTTGTGGGCAGCGTAACTGGCCGTTTGCAGATGCAGAAAATGCGTGGCCGTTGCCGAATGCAACAACACCCCAACGAATTCAGCCGCGTCTTTGTGCATAGAGCCTCCGCGTGACGAGCGTAGCACACGGTGGTATGTTTGCAAGTATGTCTACGTTCGTGTTTTTCCATGTGGGCGATGATCTGGAGTGGCCGACTCGGATGGTTGCCTCACTTCGCGCCTTTAACCCCGGTGCGGAAATCATCCAAGTGACGGATCGTGTGACCCCGACCGTTGAGGGTGTCACATGGGCGTACCCGACCGAGGGCGACCGGGAGTTCCTGATGCACTGGCGTCTTGCCGCCTTTGCGCGTTTGGGGCTTGATGAGCCTGCCCTATACCTTGACACCGATATGGTTGTGAAAGCCCCCATAAAGCCGTCCACGCTCGTTCTGGATGAGATTTGCGTGCCGTGTCGGCGGTCATTCAACCGGGATGCGCTGTTTAACCCTCGTCAGCGGGGTTTGGACTTTTCCGAGTACACGGGTAAGACGCTGGATGAAGTGTACCCGTTTGTCGGTTGTGCCACCGTCACCCGTGATGCAGGGCCGTGGGAGGACATGGCCGAGATGTTTGAGGCGTTACCTGAGAAGTTCTGGCGGTGGTACGGGGATCAAGAGGTTTTGCGAGAGTATTGCCGGCAGACTGAGGTAACGCTGCCCGAGTATCACTTTGCCTGCTTGCCCGAGTACCTGCCCCAGCATCCTCACCCGGCCATCATCCACTACAAGGGTGCGCGTAAAGCCCTTATCGGTACTGCTCCGGTTTGATAGCGAGTAAATACCGCTCGTAAAGTTCCCGCACTGCGTCCTGTGCGTCACGGGCGACGTAATACTCACCCCGTGGCGCAAAGATGTTACGGAACCGCTCTTGGCCTTCCCGTAACTTGCCCTTTGGCATCTTGATCTCTACCCAGCACACCCATTCTACCCCGTTCGGTAGCACCCGAGTGACAAGTTTATCGGGTATGCCTTCGCCTGCCTTGCCGTAGTCGTAGACGGTAAATCCCTGTGCGCGGAGGGCTTGGGTGATCGGTGCGTCGTTCCCATCCCGTCTCGCCGCTCTCCTCATGGCGTGCCTCGTTGATGCACCGGATGAGCCATATCCTCCACCACATCCGCGTGTTGTGATTTAATTTTTTCACGCAACCGCTTCAGCCCTTTTTCACC